ACGCTCCTGCGCATCAACATCTGCATCGAAAGCGACGCCGATTACGCCCTCGAATACCAGGACGGACCGGCAATCCCGATAGCCGCCGGCGAATGTCTGGTGGTCAACACCGACGTCCAGCACCGGGTCGCGGTGCGCCATCCGAGCATCTCGACCCGCAGCCACCTGGTGATCGGCGTCCTGCCCTGGCTCGACTACGACGCCGATCAGGACGCCTGGCGCCTGAACGACTTCTACGGGCGTATCCATCCCTATGACATGGTCCGGGAGGGCCTGATCCATGCCGGTCTTTGACCTTCTCCTCGAAAAACCCGGCGGCGCCCATGTGATGCTCGCCTACGACACCGATGACTCGGTCATCTCGGGGGCAAACCTCGATTACGGCGCCTTCGGCGTGACGGCGGCGCCCCGCGCGTGGCGGGCCGTGCAAGCGCTCTCGCCCGGCAACCCGGGCCGCAAGAGCGCCGCCGCCCGGGTCATCAAGGTGTCTCTCGGGCTCGCCTGCAACCGCGCCTGCGGCTATTGCAACCAGGGCGGCGAACGGGCCCGCGCCGGCGCCAGCCGGCTCGCCGACGCCCAGGCGTTCGTGGCCGGCCTGGCCGGCTGGTGGGACGGCGGCGAGGACGGCCGTGGCGGTGGCACGCGCTTCGAGTTCTGGGGCGGCGAGCCGCTGCTTTACTGGAACAAGCTCGCATACCTCGCCGAGGCGATCCGGCGGCGCTGGCCGGAGGCCTGTTTTCTGATCATCACCAACGGCGATCTTCTGGACGCTGAAAAGGTCGCCTGGCTCGACCGCATGGGTTTCGCCGTCGGCCTGTCCCACGACGGGCCCGGCCAGCACCTGCGCGGCGGCGATCCCCTGGACGATCCGGCGCGGCGAAAGATCATAGTGAACCTGATGGAGCGGCTGGCGCCCGGCGGGCGGTTTTCCTTCAACTGCGTTCTGACCGCCCGGCATTACAGCCTGGCCGCCGCCGAACGCTGGATCGCCGGCAAGCTCGGACTGGACAGCGTGCCCATGGCGACCGAGGGCCTGATGCTGCCCTATGACGCCGCCGGCCTGATGCTGTCGCCAAAGGGCGATGAGCACGGCGTTATCCACAACTCGCTCTTGCGTGAGCTGATCGACGGTCGCGCCTACCGGAACGTCTCGGTCTGGAAAGCCACCAGGGCCTTTGTCCAGAGCCTGGCCGACCGGCGCCCGGTAACGGCGCTTGGCCAGCGTTGCGGCATGGACCGGCCGGAACACATCGCGCTCGATCTCAAGGGCCGGGTCTTCACCTGCCAGAACACCGGCGCGCTCGATCACCACATCGGCGACGTGGCGGCGGTCGGGGACATTCGTCTCAGGCGCGCCCGCCATCACAGCCTGCGCCCCGCGTGCCGGACCTGTCCCGTGGTGCAGCTGTGCCAGGGGGCGTGCATGTTCCTCGACGGCGCGCTGTTCCGCCAGGCTTGCGACAACAGCTTCACCTACCATTCCGCCCTGCTGGCCGGCGCCCTCTACCACATCACCGGCGGCGGCGTTCTGAAGGAGATCACCAGCCGGGACGGCGTTGCCATCCGGGCTCGCCCGGCAGCCGCGAAAGAGGTGGCCTGAACCATGCCTGATCCCGCACTATCGGCGGCCATCAAGGAGGCCTACGCGGCGGCGCCCTCCGACGTGGTGATCCTGCATACGCTGGAACTGCGGCATCCGGCCTTTGTTGATAATGATGGCCTTGTGACCGCCATCCGGGTGGTGCGCGATCATATAGACCTGACGGCGCGGCTGGAACCGGGCGCGCCGCTGGATGGCGGGGCCATGGTGACGTTTGTGGCCCTGGCCTTCGATCTCTCCCTGCCACCCATCGACACCGCCCCGGTGCCGGAGATCACGGTGACGCTGGATAACGTGTCGCGCGAGATCGTCCGCCACCTGGACGCGGCGGTGGCAACGCAAGATCGGATCGAGATGACCTACCGACCATATCTTTCGACAGACAAAGAAGGGCCTCAGATGGATCCACCGATCACCCTTGGTTTAACCGAGGTGGAGGCCAATGCCCTGCAGGTCACGGGACGGGCGCGCATGCTCGATATCGGCAACAAGGCATTTCCATCAGAAACCTACACAGCAACGCGGTTTCCGGGATTGGCGAGATAAACCATGCATTGGGCAGAACACTACATCGGCATTCCTTGGTCGGCGACTGGAGAAGGACCTGACAACTTTCATTGTTGGGCTTTTGTCCGTCATATTCAGAAGCAGAATTTTGGCCGTGATCTTCCCGGCATTCCAAACCCAGAAGACGTTCTCGCAATTGCGCGGGGGTTTAGGGATCATCCCGAACGTCAACGCTGGGAATTGGTAAACGCTCCAAATGACGGCGACTGCGTTCTCATGCGCCAGGCCCGCTATCCCATTCATGTCGGTGTTTGGCTTGAGGTTGATAATGGCGGCGTCCTTCACTGCTCTCAGGAAGCCGGTGTGGCGTTCCAGACCTTAAATTCTCTGGCTTTGAACGGCTGGAGCGTCGAAGGCTTTTACAAGTACATCGAAAACCAATTAACTAGCTGAAATAAAAGAAAATAATATCATATGAGCTTGCTATAAAACGAGTTTGGAGCGCTCATGATTGTATCTTCTCTATCTTCATTAAGAGGCAAAAAATGAAGGAAATTTTGTATAACGCAATAATTGAAGACGTTAGAAGCGATAGATGCAGTGACGATGAAATATGCGCCCTAATACTTAGGTTTGAAATGGCCGTTCAGTCCATCGCACCAACCCTTGCGAAAAAGGCTTGGTTTGATGCGACAGCAAAACATCCAAATGATGAGAAACTTGCTCATAGGTTTTCTCTGGTCCTTGAGCGTGAAACAAATTATCCCAATGAAAAATGGGTTGGTAGGTTTGTTTACGGAAACAAAAAACTGAAAATTATAGGATCCATGGAAGCAATTAATCCACCGCTTCATCCGGAGACCATTCATCAAGATTAATTTCTTTGATCCGCGCCCTGAAGGTTTTGTCGAGGAGTTCTAACTTATTTTTAAGCCACTCATGCTGGGACGAACGATCAGCTTCATTGGAAGGGTCACATTGGCGATACAAGACAATTCTAGAGGCGATTTTGTCTGGAAGCTCTTTCCAGATCATGGGTTCGCCTACTTCAGCTTCTATTTGGTCTTTATCATTCTGCAACAAGTGAAAAAAAGCCTTGGAAGAATCTTCCGCAAACATACAGATTTCTGCTCCGATACGATTCTCTTTTGTGTTTAATAGGGCCGTCATTTTGACGCCGCTTCGGCCAATACTGAAATTGTACCAATGTTGTGCTCGTGGCTCTTGGGGCCGCAGATTTGATGAAGTTTCTCCAAGATAAGCGGAGAGATCTCTCCAATATTGGAGCTGCATTATTTTGGTATCTGTCATTGGTTGTTCGCTGAGCCTTTGGGCAGCGGACGATATGGATTTACTCCAATTGTTAGGCTTGGACACAATGTTGAATTTTGGAGCAGGGATTGAATCGTCTATGCGCCAAAGTTCGACTTCAAGCCCGAAAAAATGAAATCCGTCACCCGTTATTTTATTTAGCCAGTCGAGCGAGGCGCGGTGTTCTTCAGTAAATTTGGCGGCGACCCAAACGATTGTCACTGCCTGCAGACCCGCTGCGTAGGTCATGAGTTGGCCAAGGTGTCTGTGGTCTGTCTTTTCAATTTGGTTCTCAATAAGAACCCAAGAGTCATCGGCGGTGTTCCTACACAAGATGTCAGCCCGGAACGGGCCAACTTCTTTTTCTTGGGCTTCTACTTCGAGCTCCATACCAATTGCGTCGGATAATATCTCCATGTGCTGATCTTGAGCCAGCCATGGTGTGAAGTCGCGGTCTTCTGTTTCCCAGATGTCCCGGAGTTCAACGCGTTCAAATCTACCTAATTTCAATTAACTCACCCCCAAATAAATTTAATCAATCCTATCAGAGAGATTGTGTTTTCGATAGAGGAAGAAGACCGCCCATGTTGGCTAGTGTCCTAATGGTAAACAATCCGTTCTATCCTGATAGGGGGCGGGAAGTATTTTCGGTTACAAAAGTATGCACTTTGCGAAGTTGGCTCGACACTCGGTCAATATCAGAATTCGATTGCCCGACCATATGTCTGCATAACGGCGAGGCTGTATTGCGCACCAAGTGGCATTCGACTGTTGTTCAAGACGGAGACATTGTTGCATTTATTGCTCTGCCTCACGGCGGCGGTGGCGGAGGTGGCGGCAAAAATCCACTTAAGACGGTTCTCTCCATCGCCTTGATGGTGGCCGCACCCGCCTTGGGTGGAGCCCTTGCCGGATCTATGGGGCTGACCGGTAGCCTGTTTGCCGGAACCGCCTTTGAGGTTGGTTTTGGCACGATCATGGGCGGCGTGGTTGCGTTGGCAGGTTCAGCCCTGATCAATGCGGTGATCCCATCGCCGAGACCATCCGTGCCGAGCTTGAACTTCAGTGCCGTTGGATCGTCGCCCGCACCAAGCCCGACCTATTCTCTGTCGGCGCAAGGTAACGAAGCCCGTTTGGGGCAGCCTATCCCTGTGTTGTATGGGCGGCATCTGATCTATCCCGATCTTGCGACCCAGCCTTACCAGGAGTTTGTGAACAACGAACAATACCTGTTTCAGCTCCATGTGATTGGTCAGGGTGAATACGATCTGGAGCAGGTCCGCATCGAGGACACGCCGATTTCATCGTTTGAAGAAGTGCAAACTGAGGTCGTTGCCCCCGGTGGCAGCGTCACTTTGTTTGAAACCGACGTGGTCACGGCACCTGAAGTGGCCGGACAGGAATTGCTAAGTGCTGTCGATGGCGGTGCCTGGATTGGTCCCTTTACCGCAAACCCGGCAGAAACCATGGTCAGCCATCTCGGCATCGATGTGGTGTTCCCGCGTGGCCTTTATTACGCCAATGACGCAGGTGGCTTGGAAACCCGCACCATCCAATGGCAGGTGCAAGCACGCGCCATTGATGATCAAGGTGTCGCTATTGGTTCTTGGATCCCCCTTGGATCGGAGACCTATTCAGATGCGACCAACACAGCTCAGCGGCAAAGTTATAAATACGCCGTTACGCCGGGGCGTTATGAAGTGCAATTGCAACGTCTCGACACCAAGGATGCATCGTCCCGCGCCGGTCATGAAATCCGCTGGGGTGGGCTTCGCTCTTATCTGGATGGCACACCTGACTTTGGTGACTTGACGATTTTGGCCGTAAAAATGCGGGCGACGGACAACCTGTCACAACGATCCGCTCGCATGATCAACTGCATCGTGACGCGCAAATTGCCAATTTGGGAACCAGCGACAGGTTGGAGTGCACCCGTTCCGACCCGGTCCATCGCATGGGCTTTTGCCGATGCGTGTCGCGCCCAGTATGGCGCAAAGCTGGCCGATAGTCGGATTGATTTAAATGCGCTCCACACCCTGGATCAAATTTGGTCAGGTCGAGGAGATGAGTTTAACGGCATCTTTGATAGTTCCATGACCGTGTGGGAGGCTTTAACGCGGATATCGCGCTGTGGTCGGGCGGTGCCCGTGCTTCAAGGCGGCGTTGTTCGCCTCTACCGGGATGCGGCGCAGACCCTGCCAGTGGCCATGTTTGGGCCGCGCAATATCGTCAAAGGATCGTTCAAGATCCAATACGTTATGCCTGGTGAGGAAACGGCGGATGCGGTGACAGTTACGTTCTTTAATTCCCGCACATGGAAACCTGATGAGGTCACCAGCAGCCTGGCCGACAGTGCGGCAGAGCAACCGGCGAAGGTCGCGTTGTTCGGTTGCACCGACGCTGCGCAGGCTAAGCGAGAAGGCCTCTATATGGCTGCCGACAATCGGTATCGGCGGAAGCTGGTGTCCTGGTCAACGGAACTCGAAGGCATGATCCCGACCTATGGGGATCTGGTTGCCATCACCCATGACATGCCCCATTGGGGACAAGGCGGTGAAGTGGTGGCCTGGGACGATCAGGCACAGGTTTTGACCGTTTCTGAGCCGCTGACCTGGGAGACCGCCGCGGGGCATTATATAGCACTTCGCCGCCGCGATGGTTCGCTGGCGGGACCATTTTTGGCCGAGGCCGTCGAAGACGATGACCGCCTCGTTCATGTCTTGGAGCCATTAGACTTTACGCCATACACGGACACGTCTGAAGAGCGCACCCATTTTGCCTTTGGCGCGGGTGATGCTTGGGGTGCGAAAGCCCGTGTCATCGCCGTAAAACCCCGTGGCGAAAATGTTGAAATCACCGCCGTCGCTGAAGACGCCCGTGTCCATCAGGCAGACCTCGCCGCATAAGCCAACTTATAAAATCAAGGAACCAGAAAAATGAACCGACCTTCCCTGGAGGACGGGCATGTCCGCATGCCTGAAGATGAGTTTGAAGAACTCATGGAATTAGCCGCTGAGCGCGGGGCTAAACGAGCCCTTGCCACCGTTGGTTTGATTGATGAACACGCCGCCAATGACATCCGAGACCTCCGCTCCCTGTTGGGTGCGTTTCGGATGGCCAAGCACACCGCCTGGTCGACCGTCATCAGGCTGATCACGACGGGATTGCTCATTGCCCTCATGGCAGGCGTTGCCATTAAG